CCACCGGTTACCCGGCGGAACAGCGGCGGTTTCCCGCCGCTGTTACAGTGGGGACCAAGAGGTTTTTACCCTCTTGGTACCCCTGTCGGAGAGGACACGAGGTTCGCGAAGCTTGCCAGCTTCGCTACAAGAATTGTACCAATCGAATAACCGAATACTTTCGTATTCTGGATCATCGTGCGGCACAACTTTCCCCACCGCGACGCCAACGTTCTGAATTTCAGGACGTTGATAGTCATGGTTATACCTAACAAAAGAGTTAGGATAATACGTGTGGATACCAATCGTTGGTCGATAAGACCTCAGTAACGCATTTGTTACCGAATCATCATCTGATAACGTATAGGTAGGCCTCGCGTATAATGGGAGCTTGTAGACGGCGGCATGAAGCCACCGCCGAACGCCCAGATACCCGTATCGGCGCGCCATATTAATGGCATCGACCATACGAGGTATGCCCTCTGGTTCATGACACGTGACATACGTGCCACGAAACCAACGTGACAGTTTCCACGGCGTGACATAGTCACCTCCGCGGTACTCAGCTCCACATGACTCACGATAAGTATTCGCGGAATTATCCGTGAAACTCTTATCATGGTTCACTTGGAAGCCAAGCGCTGTCAAGTTGTGGATGAGTGCGTCAACGAAACGAGTTTCGATGACAATATCATCCCCGTATACGTGGTAGCGAGAGCGACCACGCATATCCGACACGGAACTCACCGTGTATTCGCAAACCAGCGAGAAAACAAGGCATTCTATGGGAAAGCATAATGCTGAACCCATGGTTGCGAATTTCCTCAATGGCACACATTCCCCATTTGGTAATTCTACGTTACGCGATCGCGTAGCATAGAGCCAAGGAAGAAGAGGTGTACCTGCGAATACCCGCTTCACGAGGGACCAAAGTACTGTATCAGATGCAGCACTCAAGTCGATAGTAGAGTAGCTACCGAAGTAGCTACCCTGCTTACACAGCTCTCGATTGTGGCCAGGATCACGAAGTGTGATATGGCGACTAATCTCTAAACTGTGTTCGAAGTGGTCCATAAGACTGCGGAAAACCATTTGCTGGAAATACTGCAAACTTGCAGGTTCCATGCAAATTGTCCGCTTCTTAAGAACCGTCTTCGGGACTAATTTAAGCCTCGAAGTACGGGTAAGTCCATCTCTATCGAATGGCATGTAATCCTGTATGTCTAACCCTTGTCGGGTGAAGACGTACCGGAGCATACTATCCGCGGCGATGGACTTCCACTTGAGAAGTACCTGTTTGGACGAACCTTCGTAAGTCGCACCATTGCCATGACGTGGTCGGCGAGTTATTGAAAACCCGCTTAACCAACGTCTAGCGATGATGTTCATTGCGTCGGGAATCGCCCAATCGGATACTTCAGTCGACTTGTCAGTGTCCACAAATTTGTCAATATCCTCGTCACAGCTAATGCTGTCCAAGGATATATGTGACAGAAATGTGAGCCACTGATGGAGGACTCGGAAGTCCTTCGTAGAACCCGTTGCTTCGAACCGAAGCAACAACGGATAGATCGGTTTAACGATCTTTCTCCATTTTCC